GGGCTGGCGGACCCGCGCGCGGATATCAGGGAGGCGATCTACCTTCTCTGCGCCCATATGTACGAGAACCGCGAGGCGGTCGTGGTGGGCACCATCGCAGGCGAGCTGCCGCTGGGCTACCAGTTCTTCATTTCCGGTTATGAGTGTTACCTGTGAGGGCCGGTACGCTCCGGGACCGCGTAACGCTGCAGCGGCGATCCATCGTGAAGGGCACTGGCGGCGCGCGCACCGAGACCTATGCCCCATATGCGGAAGGCGTGCCCGCCCATGTGCGCCCGCTCACCGGCAAGGAGGCGGTGGAGGGCAACGCGCTGCAAAGCGAGACGGTCTTTTTCGTCCGCCTGCGTTACCGCGCGGACGTCGAACCGACCGACCGCGTCCTGTTCGATGGCCGCACGCTGGAGATCAAGCAGGCCATCAACCCGGACATGCGCCGCAAGATGCTGGAGCTGACCTGCGAAGCGCAAGGGACGGGCGTCTAATGCGCGCGCGCCCCCGCCCCGCTCCCGGAACCTTCGTTGCCGGTGCCTCCAAGCTGCGGCGCAAGATGAAGCGCATGCGCGGTGCGGTCGATGAGGAGGTGAAGCCCGTTCTGAAAAAGGGCGGCGAGTCCATCCGCGATATGGCCCGGCTGTTTGCGCCCCGCCGTCGCGGTACCCTGCGCCGCCGCATCAAGTCGCGGGTCTACCAGCGCGGCCTGCAGGTGAAGGTAGGGCCTTGGCTTTCCAAGGCCGACCGGCGCGCCGCGTGGTACGCGCAGATCGTGCATGGCGGCGTCAAAGGGCAGACGGTCACCGCGCGAAAGCGCCGCCGGAGCATCGGCGACAGGGCGGGCAAGGGGCAGGCGATCACGCGCTACCGCATGCGCATTGCCGCCCGCGCGGGCATCCCGTTCATGAGCGCGGCTGGCCGCGCCAAGATGCCGGAGGTGCGGCGCAACGCGCGCAAGGCGTTGTCGCGCGCGCTGGACCGCACGGCGGCGGGCGAGTTCCGTGCATAGCGCGCTCGTTCAGGTGGCGCTGTTCGAGGCGCTGGAGGCCGTTCCGGGCGTGTGGCCGGTCTATGACTCCATGCCCGACGAAACCGCGCTGCCCTATGTCGAGATCGGCGATAGCAGCGAGGAGAATATCGGATCGAAGTCATCCCCCCTGTACCACCATGTCGTCGAGGTGAACCTGTGGGCGGATGATGACGCGGGCCGCATGCCGGTGAAAGAGAAGGCCGCCGATATCATCGCGGCGCTCGTGGACACCGCGCCCCAGATTGCCGGTGCAATCGCGCACGACTTTGAATATGACGGCCTTGAGGTTATCCGCGAGGAGACCGCTGGGTTTGTGCTGGCCGTGCTGCGGCTCAGCATTCGGACGGAAAGAGAGTAGGAGGAAACGATGACCAAGTTTTTCGGAGACAAGCTGCGCGTGGCGGTTGATACGTCCGGCGACGGTTCGGCGTTCACCAAGCTGGAGGGCGAGCAGAGCTGCGATTTCCAGCGGGCCTCCAACGAGGTGGACACCACGGACAAAAGCACCGGCGCTTATGGCACCCGCGAACACCGTCGCAAGACGGTGACGATCACTGGCAACGGGCAGGTCGAGCTGCCTTCGCCCGCGCTGGCCGCGCTGAACGATGCGGGTAAGGCCGACGATCCCAACATCAAGCTGCGGCTCATCGACGTGGTGGGCGCTGACCAGACTCGCTTTGAGGGGCAGATGAGTATTGGGGATGTGCGCATCACGTACCCGGACGCTGGCGTGGCCAGCTATTCCTTTACGGCGGTCAGCTCGGCGGTGCCTGTTACCGACGACATGATCGACGCTGCATAAGGCCGTGGCCAATTCAGAGCGCGGCGAGATTGCGATCACGCTGGCCGGTACGGAGTACACGATGGCTCCCACGTTTGAGGCGGTGGAGGCCATCGAGTCCCGTTCCGGGTCCGCGCAGGCGCTGGCGCGCAAGATCCGCGATGGCCGCGCATCGTTCGACGATCTGGCGCTGATTATCAGCGAGGGTATCCGGGCCTATGCCGATGCCAAGGGCGATGAGCTGAACGCCAAGATCGGCCAGCCGGGCGTCAAGAAACTGGTGATGCGCACCGGCCTCAGCGACGTCATGGTGCCAGTGGGCCTGTTCATGGGCGCGGTGCTGAACGGCGGCGTCATCGACAAGGACTCGCTCAAGGGAGACGCGGCGGGAAACTGATAGGCGGCGACCCCGACAAGTATCCGCTGCGGCAGATGCTTGGCATGGCCATCGCCGCCTTCCACTGGACACCGCAAACATTCTGGAAAGCGACCCCGCATGAGTGGTACGCTGCAGCGGAAGCGCTGGAGCGCATGAACCGGAGGCCCCATGACGGCGACGATTGACGACCTCCTTATCCAGATCGACGCGTCCAGCGAGCTGCTCCGCCGGGAAGTGGCCAAGGCGGACGGGTCCATCGAGCGCTTTGAGCGCAGCACCAACCGCAACATGAAGCAGATCAATTCGCACGTGGACCGCGCGGCGAAGGGCTTCATTTTCATGCGCAACCTGATTGGCGGTTTCGCGGTCGGGTTCGGCCTGCACGGGCTGGCCGCCGCCAGCCGCTCCATGGCGGAGTTCGCGGACACGACCGGCACCGCCGCCGATCAAGCGAACATCGCCGTCGAGCGCTACCAGACGCTGCGCGAAGGGTTCCGCGCGCTGGAGGTGGACGGCTCCTCGTTCGACAAGATCCTGCAGCGGCTTATTCTGGCCATGGGCAACGTGGCCTCCGGCGCGGTCGATGAGTCCACGAAGGCGCTGGATATGCTGGGTATCAGCGCGAAGATCACGCGTGGCGAGATTGGCGACACCGCCGACTTCATTGATGCCCTCGCCGAGGCGCTGGCGCGGGTTGAAGACCCCGCCGCCCGCGCCGCGCTGGCCGGTGATATCGTGGGCACGCGGCTGGGCACGCAGCTCGCCGCCGTCCTCGCCGATGGCGGCGCGGCGCTGCACGAGCTGGAGCAGCAGTTTTTCGACACGGGCAACGTGATCGAGGAGGCGAACATCAAGAAGCTGGCGGAGGCCAACGAGGTTTGGGACTCGTTCGTCTCCAGCATCAAGGCGAAGTCGGTCAACCTGTTCGCCGACTTTATCACCGAGCTGCACGATGCGCGCGAAGGTGCCCGCATGCTGCGCGATGAGCTGGGCCTGCTGGAGTCGCTTGATCGGTTCTTTGTGCGCGGCAACAACGAGGACGCCGCCAACTATTATCGGAACCGGATGGCGGAAAAGGAGGACGCTCCCATGGAGGAGTATATCCGCCTCCTTGCCGAGCGTAGCGACGGCATCGACACGCTGCGCCAGATCCGCCGCGCGGAGGACGGCCAGACCGGGGGGCTGAACGTATCACCGGAGGCCCGCGCGGATCTGGTGGAGCGGCTGGCAGGCCTTGAGGTGGAGATCGCCAACGCCGCGCAGCGTGCCGGTCTGAACCCCGCACCGCCCGCCGACGATCCTCTGGACGCGGCTGGAGCGGAAGCCGAGGCGGCGAAGCGCAAGGCGGCGGCGGCAAAGCAGGAGGCCGAGCGGGTCCGGCGCGTGCGCGAGTCCGCGCGTTTCGAGACCGAGCTGGACCGGGGGCGGATCGACAACCTCAAGCTGGAGGAGGAGCTGGCGGGCACGCATGCGGAGCGCGCCGCCATCGCCGCCGAGATACTTGAGGTCGAACGCCGCATTTTCGAGCGGAGCCTTGAGACCGATATCGCCACCGGCCAGCTTTCCGAGGCACAGGCCGCGAAGCTGCGCGCGCTGGAGGAAACTCGCGGCCTGCTGGAGGCGGAGGCGGAACGCCGCGCCGCCGCCGAGGAGCGGGCGCAGGCGGAGGAAGCCATCGCCAATGAGCGCGCACGCGCGGACCTTGAGGTGCTGGACGCGGATCTGGCGATGGCGGAAACGCAGGCCGCCCGCCGCGATATCATGAGCCGTATTCTTGACCTTGAGACGAGGCTGGAGGAGTCGCGGCTTGAACAGATCATCGCATCCGAAAGCGCATCGGAGGCCGAGATCGCCATCGCACAGGAGCGCAAGCGCCAGCTTGCCCGGCTGCGCGGTGTTCGGCAGGCCGAGATAAACGCCGCCACGCAGTCGCCACTGGAGCGCCATGCGAACGACCTCACCTTGGACGAGGATGAGATCATGGAGAAGCTGGAGCGCATCACGGTCGACGGCCTTGGCGTGCTGGAGGATGGCCTCGCCCGTAACGCTTTCGAGTGGAAAAGCTGGGGCGACGTGATCGGCGATACCGGCGAGTATGTGCTGCAGATGCTGACGCGGCTGGCCGTTCAGATGGCCATCATTCAGCCGCTCACCAAGCTGCTGACCGGCGGTGTGCCCGGCGGCGGCGGGGGCGGCATTGGCGGTTTCCTCGGCGGGCTGTTCGGCGGCGGCGCTTCTCTCGTCGAGGCGGGCGATTGGCAGGTCGGCGGCGGCGGCTTTTGGGATAAGTTCGGCAGCAATCCGGCCAACGATCAGTTCGTCATTCCCGACCTGCCGAAACTGAACCGGGGCGGCAGCTTCGATGTGGGCGGCCTGCCGGGCGTCGACCGGAACGTGCTGGCCATCAACGGGAAGGCACGCGCGCTGGTATCGGATACCGAGAAGGTTCACGTCACCCCGCTGGGGCAGGGCGGGCCGCACGGCGTGATCGAGGTGCGGCTGGATAGCGGGATGCTGCAGGCTGTTGTGCTGCAGGGCGCTATCCGAGTACAGGAAGCCGCCGCGCCGGGCATCATGGAGGGCGGTGCCGCCTTGGCGACCGCGCAGATGACAAGGCCGTCCGCGCCGGGCGGAGGGACGGGCTGATATGGCGTTCATTTCCTATCCGAACCCGCCGCGCCATACGGCCATCGCGCTATCGCCCATCGACATCTACGCGGAGAACGAGTCCGAGTTCACGGGCCGCCAGCAGATCGTGGATATCGGCGTGGGCTGGTGGGAGGGCACGGTGAGCGTGCGGGCCATGCTGGACACGCAGGCGAACCGCTGGCGCGGGTTCTTCTCCAGCTGCCGGGGCGCGGTGAACACCTTCGCCGTCCAGCTCATCGACGTGCCCACGGGCGCGCGCAACGGCGCGGTCGATGGGGGTGCGGCTCTCGGTGCGCAGCAGGTGCCGCTGCGGGGCCTGCCCGCGAATAGCGCGGTCGCGGGCTTCGGCGAATATGTGACGCTGGCCGGGCGGCTGTACATGCTGGCGGCGGCGCTGGTTTCCGATGGCGCTGGCGAGGCCACCGCCACGCTTACGCGCCCGCTCGCCGGGGCCGTGGCGGATGGGAACGTCGCCTATATATCGAACGCCTACATCGTGGCCCGGCTGGCCGCGCCCCCGCCGCCGGTGGTTTCCGGCCTGAACGGGTGGGCGGAGCCGTTCAGTTTCAGCATCAAGGAGGCGATCTGAA